CCCTATGTATATTTTCTATGATTTTAAATAGTATACCAGCTATGGGAGGTTAAGTCAAGGATAAAAAAATACCCCGCTATATTTCTATAGAGGGGTATTTTTCTTATTTTTTTTTAAAGTATAACCCACTTAGCACCAACTGGAATAGTTATAGCAACTCCAGAATTAACTGCAATAGGTCCTACAGAACTTGCTGATTTACCTGGACTAAGTGTATAATTAGTGGTAACTATTCTACTGTTTTCAATAAATATATCATCATTACCACCACCACTACCTGGTTTAGTTTTTATAGTAGTTAATGCTGTAGCAACAAAGGCAGTAGTAGCAATACTAGTAGTTGCGTTTCCTACTGTTTGAGTGGTACTAGTAGTAGCATTGACCGCATTAGTAGCATTAACGGCATTAGTAGCATTAACAGCATTAGTAGCATTAACAGCAGTAGTAGCACTAGTTACATTATCTGTAGTTTTTGCCAACCTACTCCAACTAGTAAAAGCACCTGCACCAAGTTTAGCTCTAACATAGATATCTGTAGTATTAGCTACATGATAGTATTGATAAATTGCATTTATAGTTGCATTTACATATACTTCTAATTTACCTGCTAAAGCTACTGGATAATTTAATAAAACTGTAGCATTTGCATCTGTTGGTTGATGGAATACACCATTACTAGTCATAGTATCTAAGTTTATACTAGACCCAATATTTGCTTGTAACATTAAGGCATTACTATTAACATATGCAGTAGTAGCAATCTTAGTAGTATTATCTAAGATTGGTGGGGTAGGTGCTACTGGAGTACCTGTAAAACTAGGACTAGCTAGATTAGCTTTTAAATTATTAGCAGTAGTTACAAACTCTGTTGTTGCTGGTAGCAAACTACTATTACCAGCAACTTGAGTTACAAATAGTTTACCACTTAAACTTTGAGTAGAATCTAAATCTACAAAAGTTTTAGTAGCTGCACCTGTTCCAACAGTTAATTTATCATTAACTGTATCCCATTGAACTAAACCTTCGGAAGTAGATCCGGCTCCTGTAGGTATATTAAGGGATGTAATTCCAGCTAATGTACCTCCGGTAATTGCTACTGCTGATGCAGCTTGAGTAGCCATTGATGCCAGACTTGCTGAGCTTACATTAGTTATTAAACCTTTAGCATTAACTGTAATTACTGGAACTACAGTAGTAGACCCATAAGTGCCTACTGCTGCATTAACAGTTGATAAAGTTGCGACACCTGTTACATTAGCACTACCATTAATACTAGTAGAGTAAGTAAGATCACCCGTTATTGCAATAGTTCTTGCATTAGTCCAGGTAGTAGCAGTTGCTACATTTATTGCATAATTTTCTGAAAGATTGGCCCATGCAGTACCACTCCATTTTTGCCACTTATTACTACCCCCTTTCCACTGGATTGCTCCAGCAGGAAGGTTAAGTGGGTTAGTTGCAAGGTCCATACCCATAACTAAATCATCTAATTTAGTATTTAGTTCTGATACGAAGCTGGAGTAAGTACTACTTAGGGCCGGTAGGTTCCAATTAGCTGTTGGCATATTTTATATTGTTCCTTTTGCAGACCATGAAAAGTTACCAGTTATAGGAGTACCAGAATTATTAAACAATAATACTCTAAAAAACTTAGGATATGTAATATCTACAAAATCATAGATAGCTATTCCAGGTGTTGTACCACCATAAGTTATTTGTATTCCACTGACATCTAAATAATTATAATTAAATGGAACTATAGTTCCGGAAGTTGCTGAGGTTTTAACTATTGAACCAACTGTAGCTTGTACACTTGAACTACCAGTAATAGTAATATTAGCTGGTAGTATAGAAGTATATCCAGAACCTGAGTTAGTTACCACTACCTGAGTTACTTTACCTATATTATTTGCTAAGGTTGTACCTAGTATAGCTGCAGTAGTGAATCCACCACCTACTAGAGTAACTGTCGGATTTGTAGAATAAAGTTCCCCAGTATCTAAAATAGTTATACTAGCTAGTACTCCATCCACTATATTAGCTTTAGCTCTAGCATTCAATGAACCACCATTACTATTACTGATTACTATAGTAGGTTCGGAAGTATACCCAGAACCACCGCTTATAATAGGTATATTAGTAATACCACCTATACTAGCTATAGCTGCCGCGCCACTACCATTTCCACCTATTGTTATTGTAGGAGTTGTAGTATAACCACTGCCACCATTTGATAGAAGTATTTGGTAGATTCCATTATCTGATACCTGCCCACTACCACCATCATTGGTATATTTAATACTTAATTTTAATCTATAATCATTAATACGTATTAAATCTATACCAGTAGTATTAGATTTTAAAATTATTTCTACTTTAACATATCTAAAACTACTTGCAAATACACCGAAAGTCGAATTACTATTAGATGCTGGTTGTACTGCTGAGCTTGCAGAAGTATATGTAGTACCATCAGCACTTGTACTTAGTATAACTTGATATGTGCCAGTTGTACCAGCAATATTAGTTATATCAGTAGCTATTGATACATATTGATTAGTATTAAAAACAATACCATAATCAATAATTTCTGTTAAAGTACCAGTATTTGTTGATGGTTGTGCATATACAGGATATCCGGCATTTGGTTGATCTTGTATAATTGTCCAAGAATTACCAGTAAAATGAGTCTCAAAAGTCTGAGTAGGGCTCATAGGACCAATAAGTTTATTAATACCAACAGTACCTAAAGCATCTGATTTAACTATATTAGTTCTAGTAGAAGTTACTGTATTAGAACCATAGCTTGTTATATTAAAATTATCTCTATAAATATCACCGGTTAATACATAATCTGGTGGTTGATTTACAACAGCATTTGTATGAGACATATCACTAATATTACCTGCGGTATCTATTGCTGATAAAAAGTAAGAATAATTTCCGGAGGTTTCTTCAAATACTGTAGTGAAATTACCTGACTTAGTACCAATAGTTTCTGCTTGAGTATATGTTGCTAATGGATTAAAGGATTTCTTTAACATAAATGTAGATATAGGAAAACTATGTTGTGCTGAATCTTCCCAATTTAATAATATATTATTATCAATAACTCTATTAAAGAAATTAAGTGGTTTAGTTGGTTTAGTTATAGTTAGCTGTTTATTTGCTAAAGCCCCCGCTGTACCAAATGAATCATATGCTCTTATTAAATAATACCATGTTCCATCGGCATTATTTAAAGGATCTATACTAGGATTAACTGGAGGATCTAGTGCTATTGCTGACCCACTTAACGAAGCTAAAGATGTGGCGTTATTCCATGCAGTTTCATCTACGTTAGCACTTCTAGTTGCACGAATCTCATACCTATCAATAGGTAAAGTATATACATCTAGTAAAGTACCTGTAATGATTGAAGTCCACGCTGCATTAATGTATTGACCAACTATAGCCACACTTAAACTATTTATAGCACTTGGTTTAGTTAAAGTTACTGATACAGTTGCTTGAGTAGTAGAGGCTAAACCGAAAGAATCTTTTGATGCTATTCTAAAAACTTTTGCTTGCTCATACTTTAATGTACCTACTGGAGTAGATGCTAATTCTGTTACATTAGTTATACCATATAAATACTGTAATATATTAATAGAAGCGGGAATATTAGCTACAAATGTTGCATTAGTCCAACTTGTTCCACCCTCACGTAATTCATAATACTCAATAGGTAAAGAATTAGTTGCAGTAGTAGCAGGACTCCATGAAAATAATAATTTACTTTCTTTCATAGTTGCTGATATATTACTAGGTGCATTAGGCGGTACTATAGCAGTTGTTACTGTGGTTCTAGTATTTGATACATTACCATTAATATCTACTGCTTCAATATGTATAGCTTTTGTCCCTGCACCATAAGTCCATTCCAAAGAATACGAATTAGCAACAGTTTCTCCTATTTTAATAGGATTTCCTACATCACCAAAATATATATTATATTTAGCTATTGGAAAACTATTACCTGTTACTACTGAATGATTCCATGTTGATTTTAAAGTTGTTAATGATAAACTACTTACTAATCCTGTAGGAGCTGCCGGTGCTAGTACCGGTATAACTACTGAAACTTTTGGTGACACGTTATTTATTATATCTACTGTTTCTATTGAAAATGTTTTAGATAAAGTTTTATCTGCCCAAGTATACTCATATGTAGTACCAGTTACTTCGGCAATAGCTACTGAATCTAAATATATTCTATATAATTTAGTTGCTGCATCTGTAGAATCTGCTACTGGTGCTGTCCATTTTAAAGTTAATTTATTTGCTGAAAATGTACTTAATATTCCTGTAACTGAATTTGGCAGTGTAAATGTTTTTGTAATTGATAAGTCTGGTAAACTTGATTCCCCACTATTATCAATAGTTTCTATTCTGAAAGTTTTTGATAATATATTATCTAACCATAAATATTCATATGATGTACTGGTTACTTCCGCTACAGCTGATTCTACACCGTTGGATGTAACAAAAATTCTATAACCATATGTAGAAATATTATTACTATTTACTACTGGTGCAGACCAAGATACTTTAAGAATATTACCATTTAATGAAAGCTGTGCATTAGTTGCTGGATTTGGTAAAGCTATTATATTACTAACACTTGAAACAGAATTAGTTACTAGTATTGGTAATATAGCAGGTGCTGGAGTTTTTGTAAGAAGTATTTTTGCTGTAGTATTATCTATTAAACTACCTGATAATGTATATGAAGCAGACCAATTACCAGAAGTATCTTTAGCTTTTATATAAAATAAATGAGTTTTTCCAGATACATAAGTTTTTGTTGATAGAGTTACTTGAGTATCTTTACCACGATATATAGCAGCATTTGCAGAATCTAAACCCCATGTACCATAACGAATCTCATAGTATTCAATATCTAAATCTGGTACTGCTGACCAACTTAATGTTAAGTCATCATTTGCTAGACTAGAATTAAAATTAGTTATATCTGCTGGATTTACTGTTTTACCTACTACTACATGATTTACTTCGGTTTTTTGTGATTTAGTACCTAAAGAATTTATAGCCTGTACTGATATAGTATATTCTGCTTCTGAGATAGAAGATATTTCTATATTTGGTAAATTACTATATACTACTACTTCATTACTATTTGTAGTTATATTTTTATAAGTTACCTGATAAGTATCTATAGTAGTATCTGGGCTTTCCCATGAAATAGATAATATATTACTTAGTACTTGCGGTGCTATTAAATACATATGTTCTGTAATAGTAATATTTTCTACTGGTTCTGGAACTAATGTTTGTGTATTTATTTTCTTTGGTTGTAGTCTATGATTATATTCTATATTATTAAATTTCTCTTCATTATAGCTTAAAGCAGTAATACCCATAACACCTTTTGAAGGTTCTGATATTGATACTACTCTCCAAGATTGTAGTGCTAAATCACTAACTGATACTATCCATACTGAACCTACTGGAATAATAAAAGATTGTGTTGTATTAACTATTAGGTCTATTTGATTTTGATTATTTGATATATTAGATAATGGTAAACTTATAACTGTACCGTCATCTTTTGTAAATAGTGCAGTATATGTTTTACCTGTTGTAAATTTTATAGGATTATCAACAGTTACTATTATATTAGTACCAGTATTATATTGTACAGCAGCTACTCTTCCACCTAGTCTAATTCCAGATCTAAAAGGATCTTGGGTTTGGATTACATCACCTGGTTGACAAAGTAATCCATCTAAACCTGTTTTGAAAGATACGGTTTCAGTTTCATATTGTTCTGTATATAATAACCACTTACCAAGTCTATGGGCTTGTCCTTGAGATGTACAACCCATGGCAGATAGTTCAGTTTGTATAATACCATTTTGTAATATAGAAGCCTCATCTTGTACATATTCTACTTCAATAGCATAACCATTTTTAGGGTTATTCCAAGATACTAATACTACATTATGACGAGTTTTAGCTGATGTACCTGTATATGTAAAAGTACCATCTATAACATTAGCAGCTGTATATATAGCATCTACAGATTTGGGTGAGTCTTGAGATGCAGTAACTAAACCAGTGGACCAAAATACCATACCTCTAAATATAGAAGCTAGATTTGATACTACTTTGTATGCGTCTTCTCTAGTTTGTAAATATAAATTACAAGTAAATCTAGGTTCTACATCATCAATGATAATATTAATAGATGAACCTGCAGGTACTGCTTGTGATTTACTAATAGTATAGGTACCTATACCTCCAACACCTGATCCTCTTGAAGTAATAGTACATTCTTCTATACCAAAACCAGTAACTATAGAACCTACTCCTATAGAGGATAGATTTTTTGGATTAGTTATAGTTAAAGTAGTTCCGGATATTGAACCTACTACTACACCAGAAACACCCAAACCAGTAGGTACGGAACCATCACAATATTGAGCAATTGAGTATAGTGTCCATTTATCTACTAAACTACCAGTTACTATATCTCCTAAACCATACCTTGTATTTGTTATTAAATCATAAAATACCCAGGCAGGATTATCTGTCCAATCTACTACAAATGTACCATCCCAAAAACCAGTATAGGTTCTATTAAGTGGATCGTAGTTTGATGGAATTTTGCATTTGATACCATATATTTCATAAGATCTTGATGGTATACTTGAAAATTGTTCAGCATCTATAGCACAATACATCATAGCACTATTTGGATAGTTTAACTTAGCTTTTACTACTTCAGTATATGTACTCCAATATAGTTCGTTTGAAATACTTGCTTTTGTAGCTTCTTCTTCTACTCTAATTACCTGTACTTGCCAAGGACCTTGGCCTCTTAAAGGTACTGTATAACCACGTTGATATTTAGCTAATGTTTTACCCTCTATTACACCCAAGGTATCGAAAGCAACAGAATAGGATCTATTTGTAAAACCAAATAATCCTTGTGCAACCCCAATAACTTCGCACTTATATTCATAAATACCTAAAGTATGCTCAACTAATACTGTTTTAGTAGTGTAAACCGGCACAGATACTGAATTAGTAATACCAAAACCTTGGGAAACAGTTGTTCTAGTTTCATTCTTACCAGTAAATGCTACTGTAGCATGTATTTCCCAATTAGTGGCACCAACTAAACGTTTATATACTCCTATAGAAATATTTTGTTGTTTATTACTAGTTGTTCTCCAACCAAGTACCAGTTGACTTGCTATTGCATCCTCTGTTTCGGTATATACTGAATAACCTTTTATAGCTGCTGATTGTCTTCTATTTGTATTTCCATACATATACATTGTACCAGAATTAGCATCTGGTGGTGGTGTTGCGTATAATACTGAACTACTACCTGAAGTACTATTGTAAGTACCTAAATCACGTATTGTAACTTCGGTACCAGACAATGTACCATTATTTTTAGTATTATAACTTAATCCTACTCTTTCATATTTAGAATAAGGTTCGCTATTTTTTACATTAATTACAAAGGATACTATACTACCATGCAAATCTCCAGTAGTTGTATCTTGTTCTGTAAGTTGTGGTACTTCCATAGTAATATAGCATTCATCTGCTTCTAGGTTAGTTACTGAACGCACTGTTCCAGTTGCTCTTTGCATAAATACACTTGAAGCATTTAGTGCTAGTGGAGTATCTAATAAAACTGTGAATGTATTAGCGGTTGGTACAGTTTTTACTGTATAAACGCATAGTGGAAAGAAATCTCCTGCTGGCGTATATCTACGACCTTTTTTACCTATGGTATATGTAACACCTTGCTCTTCTTTAGCCCATAGATAAATGGACTCACCTTCTTGAAAACCGTGTGCAGTTTTAGTTATAGTTTTAGTACTTCCTAAAGTAGAGGCTGCATGGGTTCCGGTTTTAATATTATTAACTAAACTAGCATTGGCATATACTATTCCAGCAACATATGTTGCACTTGGAACTGTAATTGTATATGTATCCGCAGTAACAGAATTTATTGTATATATATTTTCTGGTAAAGTTCCAGTTTTAGAAGCTATATATAAAGTTTGACCTGATAAATATCCATGATTAGCTAAAGTTAGTGTTAAACTTGTAGTTGCTGTTGTGGCACGTGGATATGTAGATTCTAATAATTTAGGGCGTTCTACTCTAGTTGATACATTAATAGTATTTTCTACTGAGTTTAAATCTGAAATAACTGCTTGATCTTGCGTACCTGTACGAACATCTATAAAACTATCTCTGAAGTTATAGGTTCCATCTGCATTTTGTAGTGGTACATCATTAATAAATACGGATTGATCACCCGAGACTAATCCCCCAATTTCCCCTTCGGAAACTAGGTCTAGTACTCTAGCAAATTGTTTTGAGCGTAATGTATTGGGGTCTTCTACTGCTGGACGACTTGCACCGCCACCTTTACCTCCACCACCATTATGTACACGAATACCATCTACTATATAAGTATGGTCTGGTACTACTGATAGGTTATATACATCTTCAATGCCAGCCTCTTCTGAGGCTATCATTGGTCTTAGGGTACCATCACTATCAACCAAACAATCATGGGTTGATAAATTACCTATTTCTGAAAATGAGTTAAGTTGGTTTAAAACCCAGTGATTAGCAGTAGCATATATTTCACCACCCCAATAAGTATATTTTGATACCTCATTGTTTTTATGGAAAAATACTTCTTCTACTACTGATGTAGCTAGTCTACCTGTATCATTATAGGAGATTACTTCATCACCTACAACTATTTCAGATATATTTTTATACCCTGAAGTTGTTAGAACTTTAGCATACTGTGGAAAACATCCACCACTACCTATAATTTCTTTTTGTGCCATTATATTGGAATCTCTCTTGAAGTAAGTCCTGCTGAAATAACTTGTGAACCTACGCGTACTTTACCATAACATAAGGAAACCGGGTTACCAGAACCTGTTGTATTTACTGGGCCATTGAATACATATGACGGAGTATTTTCTGGTTTTTCTATTGATGCACCTTTATTTTTTGGTGGTGCAAATAATATTTCAGATATACCACTTAAAACCATTGAAGCACCCATTGAAAACCATGTAGAAGACATTTCTGGTGCATATATCATCATAGCAATACCTATTGCAACTTTAAAAATACCACCACTACCTAGAGTAACTGGTATTATTTTTATAGTATCTACAGTAGTAATAGAACCTAATTCTTCACTTCCAATATCCATTTTATCTAAAAATACATGGAAGTTATATTGTTTTAAATATTGTTTAAAACCTTTTAAGTTAATTGACAGGGCTCTTACAGCCTCTGCTGGTGTTGATACGGCTAACTGGAAACTTTTTCCAAACTTTTTACCTAGATGACCATATAGTTTTATTGTTTTTAATTCACTCATATTGGTATCTCCCTAGATGTAAGTCCTGCTGATATAACTTGAGAACCTACTCTAACTTTTCCATAACATAATGATACTGGATTACCTTGAGAAATAGTATTAACAGGTCCATTAAATACATATGATGGACTATTTTCTGGTTTTTCAGCATTATAAGATTTAGGTTTTGGTGGTGCAAACAATACCTCTGCAATACCTGAAATAGTCATACTTATACCTATTTTAGTTAACCAAGGTTGTTGAAATGTTATACCTACTACAATTAATACTATTCCTATTACTATTTTAAATATACCACCAGAACCCATAGTGACTGGAATTATTTTAATAACGTCTGATGATACAGTATAGTTTAATTCATCTTCTGCTAAATCTTTTTTATCAGTAAATATATGATAGCCTGGGCTACTATGTTTAGTTAAATATTCTTTAAAACCTTTAATATTAGTAGATAATGCTTTTATTGCTTCTGCTGGAGTTGATACAGCTAGTTGGAAACTTTTTCCAAATTTTTTACCCAAATGTCCATATAGTTTTATAGTTTTTAATTCAACGGACATTTATACCTCCTACATAAGTGATTTATGTCTTATTACCTTACTAGTTATTTTTTGCCACCAACCACCATATATCTCCTCAGAAGATAATCTATTCATTGGATGGTGTAATATTCTATTATTTCCTATATAAATTGCTGCATGATTTTCCGTACTAGCCCCTACTCTCATTAATAGTAAGTCACCTACTTGTACGCTACCATCAGTTACAACTTCAAATCCTTGTTCTGGGAATCTCTCATTATATAGATCTTGACCTTGTTCCCACCATAAATCTTTTCGTATATAATTAAATAAATCTATATTAAATTTTTCTTTATAATAATCTCTAACTATAGAATAGCAGTCTACTACACCATAATGATAAGTTCTCCCTATTAGTGGTTGAACATATCCAGATGGATTAGTTATTGTATATTCTTTTAAAAATGGATTAACTATAATCCAAGGTATAGTATCTAATTCTAAACTAGTTAAATCTGTTTCCGAAGGTTTAGGAGATGATTTAGGGTGTGAATGTACTATATATACTATCTCACCTAAATCTTCTGCATTTGCATAATCAGTTGGAGAAATAATAAAATGATCTTCACTATTTAATTGATTAGTACATGGTATATATCTTAATCTACCTTTTAGTAGTATAACTACACCACAAGCCTCTATTGGTGCTTGTTTTTCTGCATGAGAATATATTTGTGTCTCAATCAATTCTTCTATTGTCATTATCGTATTAACCCAACTGCTGGAAATCCTCCGAAAGGTATAATATCACTACCAAATCTAGCCTCACAAGAACCCAAGCGTTTCCCACACTTATCATTAACTAAAGTACAGGGCTCATCAAACTCATTAAAGTAGTTTGTTCCAGTATACCCACATTCAGCACTTTTATAATTCCATGAACATAAATGTGCAACTATCTGTCTACGAGGTAATACAACACCTGTAAGTTCTAAAGCGGAAGCTAGTTCAAATTCTACTTGTATCTTATCTTCTCTACTTTTTCTATCAATATAGTATATATCATCTGGAAAATGTGCATTACTATCCGCCAATGGATTAATATCATTTGGGAAGTTTACTGCATCTAGATATTTAACAAAGGTACGTTTACGTGTAAACTTACACCCAACTAAGTCATTCATAGACATAGTTAAAGCACCTATCATACCCGATATATTTGCTAGTAGTAATTTTGGTCTTGCTTGGCTACCAATACCAGATGCTTCAAAACCTGTTGCCTCTAAAGGGAATGGTGCATATGTTATACCCTGCCATATTACTTCTGCATTTAATGTATTAACATCGGAGTGAAAGTAATAAATTCCACCACCACGTTTAGTAGTATCCAATTCATAAAGTTCTATAAGTGAGTTAGCGTCTAATTTTTGTATTTCGGAAGTTATGCTAACTGGTGCGTCTAATGGCATAAATTATCCTAAAGGTCAAAGACCTGTGTAAATGTTACTGATATATTTCTTGAGATTGAGGAATCATGTACCATACTCCACTCAGAGGCAATTACTTTAATTTTATTGGCTTCTCCAACTGGGGTCCATAAGAAGTATGTTCTACCCTGCGTAGCCTCTAGAAACGCTATTATAGCCTCAGCTGTAGTAACATCCCTACCGTTAAAAGTTAGGTTATATACTGAGGGCATACTATTGATACCATCGCCAGTTCTTTGTGCATATCCGTCTCCGAACTGATAAAGTAATACTCTAGGTTTAGTA